CAAGTTTACGGGCTCAGAAATCCAATTCACGTAATCTGCACCCACAGTAACATCTCTCATCGAGTCATTGTACTGCTGGATTGTCGTTATGAATTTCTGTGCATCCTTGCTAATGGCTGCTGAGAGAAGTGTCTCTCCAAACTCAGTAGCTGAAACCGTTTTCGTCATCATATTCCTCGTCTTCGTCTTCGTTGATTTCCGAAAGATGACTTCTAGCTGCTGCACGAAGTTCCTTGTCAAGATCTTCGTCTAACAGATTCTCATCTACCAAACTAAATTCGTCAAACACCACTACAAGGATGTCTGCTACTTCTAGTCTCTCTTTTGGCGCAATGTGGGATTTAATGCGAGCCCACAGCTCTAATAACAATTCATGATTATCGTTCACTATTATGCCTCCTCTGTTGCCAACACAATTTTCTCTGCATCTGAATCTAAAATTACAGCATGTAGATCATCTTGTGTGAATTCATCCATAATTACCTTCATCTTTTCTAAGTCATTCCACTCCTTGCGGAAATACTTCATCTCCTCGCCCGTCTTCTTGGAAATATACTTATACCTATTACCCTCTTTGGTTAACACACCTGATTTCTCAAATAAATCAAACAAACCAGAGATAGGATTCATGCCAGATTCCCAGGGAATATCAATCTTAATAGATTCAAACGGCTTAGAATATCTTGTCTTTACAACCTTGCAGGTTGCACGAATACCTCTAATATCGGCGCCTGTAGTCTTATTGCCATCTTCATCTTCTTTCAATTTGTACTTCTTCATTGCAATAACAATGCTAGAAGCAAAAATGAATCCTGATCCTCCAGTAATCTTATCGTCGGGATCAAACATATCCTGACTTGCATAGGTATGGTTTGTAACTGCCATACCAATATTCAAATCACCGAACATGTTTACACAGTTCGAGACAAACGCCTTTAGTTGTTTTGCCTTACGACCCATGTCACCCTTCATATCACCGGCTTGGAATTGATTAATGTCAGTCGGTGTTAACAACATACCAATGGAATCAATAACGAATAGAATCTTTGGTCTCTGTTCACGCGGAAGGTCTAGATAGTTGGCCTTGTATTCAGAAACAAAATCATGTACGATTTTAGCTACTTCATCTACCATTGATGCGCTAATACGCAACATCTTATCTTCACTTGTATCAACACCAAGTGCCCTTAACCAGGCCTCATCAAGTGCGTTTTCTGTGTCAATCATGACGACAAAAATGCCTTGCTCTTGTGCAGCCTTCGCAATATTACCGGAAACAATATACGATTTGCCAGCGCCGGATTCGCCTGCAAATACCGAAACCTTACCCATAGGAATTCCACGATAGAAATTTCCACTGATAAGGAAGTTGAGTCCATAGGAACCTGTGCTGATCCATGTGTCTGGATCATTGAATCCTGTAGAAATACCTGTGATGTTTTTAGTCAGAGATTTTCTGAACTTTGAAATGTCAAATGGCTTTGCCATAGATTCTCCTTAAGATGTATGGGGCAGGTATTTACCCTGCCCCTAGTCAAGACTTACTTGTTTCTGTTACGAAGCATTGCAAGGATTTCTTGTGGAGACTTGCCTGCTGTTACAGGTGCTGCCACTTCTTCCTTAACTACAGTCTTAGGAGGATCTACATCAAACGGAGGATCATTGTCGTCGGCCGCTTCAACTACAGGAGTAGCCTTGGGAGTAACGACTGGTGCCGGTGTTGGACGAGCTGCTGGTGCAGAACGTGTTACACGCTTGCCTTCGCCACCTTCGGGATCATCACTTGCGGATGAATCGAAGCCGAATGGCTTGTAATGCTGACTCCAACGAGCTGGGTCATACAATTCGCCATCAAGAGATTCTTGGAACATTTCAAAGATGATTGCCAATTGCTCGGCAGATGGACGCTTTGGAAGATATGTTGACAGATCAACCAAACCATATTGTTCGATCGCTGCTTGCATTTCTTCTGTAAGGCTCGATTCTTTTCTAGCCCACTTTGAGGTACCGTAATCGGCAAAACCACCCTTACTTGTCTTAGAGACAATAAAATCAGTACCATTGATATAATCAACTGGGCTGTTTTCCATATCAGGATCCATTAGTGCGGCCTTGATGATTGCAAAGATTTGTGGGCCCATAATGAACTTACGGATTGGATTTTCTGGAGAATCGCTTTCATTTAGCGGGTCTTGCTTGACAAAACCTTGCATATAGAAACTACGCTTTACCCAATACCTGCGTGCTGTTTCTTCAAGGGACTTGTCTTTCCACCATGGACGAACTTCGTTCAAGATCGGGCAAGTCATTTTGCCATCCCACATTTCGATACATGGAACTTGAACTACAACTGGCTTGTTTTCGTCTTGGCCTTTGATGCCGGGGAATGGGAGTTTGATAAGTTGACGCTCTGCCCAGAAGAATGTGTTATCTTCGTTGGCGTCTGGAGCGAATCGGAGTGTTGCTGAAGTACCTTCTGCAATATTCCAGTGTGCGTAAGTTGCTTTATCGCCGCCGCCTGTGCCGCCGGAGCCCTTACGTGTGTCTAGTGCTTGTAATTTCTTACGGATTTCTTCGAGTGTTTTTGACATGATTTTATTTCCTGCTTTAGTTTAAATTGAACGCTATTAATTGAGCTGCGATCTACTCGGGTCACGTTAAGCCCTTTCGCATCTTACCTGCTAAGGTCTTCGTATGCAGCTAGTATACGAAAACCTTGTGTGTTTGTCAAGAACTTCTTAGTAAAAGTTCATAACATATTTATCAAAATAGGCCGACAGGTCTGCGGATTCTTTGATATCTTTCTTCTCTACAGATGCCTTTTCTGCGATCTGTAAATTTTCCAATACCTGTGTAAGTACCGCCTTTTCAAAGTCGTTGACTTGGCCTTCCTTACATAGTTTTGTACCGATCTTATTAACAAACCCAGAAAGTTCATCATTTTCCATGATCCTTAATGCTAATTCGTTAAGCTTGAACCCTAAACGGGCGTTCTCGCTTGCAAACTCAAACATCGGTGTAGTATTTAGTGACTCGCGTCTAATCATAACAACATTAGCGGCAGCTTCTTCTATACGCTTATGGAAGGTATCGCGCTCTTGGACAAGTTGTTTTACGATTGGAAGAACCTCTTCAAATTTTTCATCGAAGCGACGAATAGTGAAAAGCTCTTTCAACCCGCTTGTATCGTCTTCAGCAAGTGCTTCGCGTTCAAATGTTTCTAGACGAGCCTTAACTGTCTCATAAGTCTTTACACCTGTGAGCTTTTTAAGTTCGGTACGGATAGTTTCAATGTTCTCTTTAACCGTTTCGACAATACCGGAACTGTCTTCATTAATAAGCTTATTGGTTGTTACATAACGATTAAAGGACTGTAGCTTCAATAGGTTACCAGTGTTCTCAGTAATATATGAACCTACCTTGTCACCAAATGTTCCACCATGGGACATATGCTGAGCCATAGCTCTTGCACCTGGGAGATAATTGTGTGGGAAACGAAAGCGTTCGCCATTAGATTCGAGGAAAATTGCGCTGATATGGCGTGTACGTGAATCTACAGGTGTCTTATGTTTTACAAGAATTCGTACATTTTCCAAAGTTTGTTGCGACGTTCTTGCCGAACCAAACATTCTGCTTAAACTTTCGGCGAGTGTATTCATAGTGTTATTTCCCTTCTTCATCTTTGCCTGATAGGCATAATCTCTTGGCTGGATAGTTTTACCAAATACCTTAATATCCGAGTTCATAAGAAACTCATCAGCAATTTTACGAATATTCTTTTGTAGACCATCTATTGAATTACCAACATTTGCGCCTTTACTAAATTGGATACTATTATTATCTTCGTCAATGGTTACCATGATGTTAGGATTAGCCACAAAGAATCTACGACCAACGGTTGGGTCAGTTGTTTCTGCACCCTCGTCATCGAAAATCTTAATTTGTAATCCATTACCCTTGAGTAGTGAAAACACTTTTCCTGCCAGGGTGTCCATCTCGACCATATAAAATCCTTATTTCTCTTATTTATCTGTTGTTAGATAAAAACAGGCATCGGGGCATCATAGCTAGATTCGTGATCGGTAGCGATGTTACTATTAATTGCTGCTTGAGATTGGTCATCCCAAGTTGATATATAATCAGTCATGCGTATCGCTAAAATCATTGCCATAATAAGGTCATCTGTCTGTCCAATTCTAGCTTCAAATGTATTACCGCGTGATACGAATACCTTTAGTTCTGATAGTATACCTCTAGAATTTAGTTTCATTTTACCCGATTCAATTAAGAATTTCAATTTAGCACATGCTTCGAGTTTTGATTTATTGGTTGTAACAAAGCCGGCGCGGCGACCCGACTTACCTTGTAAACGATTCTTCGGATCGTGCAACATTGTACCAGGAAAGTTTTCTTCGCCTGTATCTCGAATAACAACTAATGCCGCTTCACCTAATGAATTGCTTTCAACCGACCAATATGTCTCGGGTTTTCCCGCAGCGTAAATTTCCTCTAGTATACGTTTCATGGTACGAACTTGTTCTTCAATTGGAGTCTTATTACTACTCCATTCTGCAACTTGTACCAACGAAGGTAACTCAATAACTTGAATAGCTGAGTTATCGCCACCTGTACCCATGGATGGATCGAGAGAAACAACATATGTCATGTTTGGTCGAATTTCGGAATACCAACGAACCTGACCAGACTTACGAATTGGATTAGATGGTTCTAACTGCGAAAGCTTAACAGGATTGATAAGTGTCTCTTCGAATGTAATGAACTGACATTTATGTTCACGTAAAAATCTATCTTCTCCGAGAGCTGCTAGTTCTGAATCAGCCCATGCTTGATCTCTGTCTGGATGAGCTTCCCATGTTGATATATATGGTCTAAACCCATTTACACCAACATCTGTTTCATTTCCATTAGCATCAACCATCTTATTGGCTCCGAACCAGACATCAGCAAACTGATCTTCATCGGTGTTAGGGGTAGAAGTAATAATACATTTGCCGCCAGTGGATAAGGTAGGTGATAGTGAAGTCCAGAATTCTTTAGCAATATTTGGTTCAACGAATGCAAATTCGTCAAGGTAAACAAGTGATAAGGACATGCCACGACCAGTATTTTCAGTTGTAGTGGTGGCTACAATACGGGAATTATTATCGAAGTCAATAGAACGCTTATTATACGTCTTTACACCTGCGCGAATATGATCGGGCACAGATTCATAGGCATAACGAACTCTATGCATAATTTCTTGGGCGCCGTCGTATTTGTTTGAAGCAATAAGAATTGTTGCATCATCTACAAACATTGCATACCAAAGAAGGTACCCGGCCGCAACAGTTGTTTTACCCATCTGCCGACTAACCATGTTGATAGATTTTCTATAATGGTGATAATTGCTAATTAGATCAACCTGAAAATCATATAACTCTAGTTTTTGTCTACCCTTCATTGGGTGTTGGATATACATAAAATTGCTAATGAAATACTCGGGCCCAGATACTGGATCAAGGCAAGCCCTAAGTTCGTCTATCTGCTCTTTAGAATACGATACCTTTGTATAGGCACGCTTTACAAGTTTATCGTCTTGATAGATTGCCATGATTAGTAACGACT